ATGCATGGCACGCCATGCAGACGGAGCAGACCCCCCACGGTCCACGAGCCCAAGATCCCCGCTTTGAGTTCTGGTCCCGCATGCTCCTGGACTCGGAGTACGACAAGGACGGCGTGACCCACTCCTGCTGGCCCGAGATGTGGCCTCTTACCCGCGACGCCAAGCGTGGGAACCCCAAGCTCAAGAACCGCATTTCCCTCGAGGAGATCAAGGAGCGTCTTGGTCCCTCGGTCTACCTCGCCGAGTACCGGGGCCGGCCGGGCGAGAGCGGTGAGAACTACTTCCCAGTCCTGACCCGAGAAGCTCACGGCTGGTGGCTGGAAAACCCCGACCTGGAGTTCACCCTTCAGCCCTACAACTCCAAGGCCCTCATTTGCTGGGGGGACAAGGAGCAGACCAGAAGCCGACCCATAGGGGAGTTTCTGCAGCAGTGCCGCCTGTTTATGGCCATCGACACCTCCTTTACCCATGGCACCGACTCGGATTACAAGGTGGCAACTGTCATGGCTGCCACCCCGGAGAACTGCCTATTCGTGCTGGACATGTGGGCTGGCAAGGCTCCCGAGGTCGAGTTGGTCAAGAATGTGTTCCGCTTGGCTGACAAGTGGCGAGTGCCCACCATCCACCCAGAGGTGGTCCGGGAGTCCGCATCCCTCTACCAGCAGCTCGAAAGCCTGGTTCGCCAGCGGGCCACCGAGATGACCGGTACCACCCACCTCCCTCGAGTCGTGCCCCTGCGAGTGGGCATGATGCAGAAGGAGGGCAAGATCAGCACACTGATGTTCCGGTTTGAGCATGGCCTCATCAAGATGCCCATTTGGCTCAAGATGGAGAAGCCCTGGCGAGAGCTCTTCGATCAGATCGAGCAGTTCAACCCAGAAGCCAAGAACGGCGGCCTGGGCCACGACGACCACCTCGACACCGTCTCGATGAGCACCATCATCATGCGGTTCCGAATCCCCACCGTGGGGGGACCAGACTCCGAAGTAGTCTCAGGCCTGGATCTTTTGAAAACCGGAACCGTACTTGATCCAAACGGCATACCGGTACTTGCCGCTCTTGATTTCAGTCGCATTAGCCCGGATGATGTGAACCACCTCCTTATCGCCAAGGAAAACGATGGAAGCTCCAAAGTCTGACGAGACGAACGAAACGAACGAAAAGAGCCTGTACGTGACCATCCCGTACTTCCTGTACGAGGCGATGGCACGCAGCTATTACACGCGGGGCTCTTCAGACTTCGGGTTGCCGCCGGTTCGTCCGGTTGCTTCTGAGGAGCCCCGCACGGAGTTCACCGGTGGGTTTGACATTTCGCAAGACGATATCCCCACCGAGTGGAAGCCACTCGGAGTAGCAAGGAGAGTGGAACGTGCCAGCCCAGACAATCAGCCTTCCTAAGGATCCCCTCGACATTGCGAGGCTGCTTCGCATGCATGCGGAGCGTGAGCGTGGGAGGTACTCCTACCGCCGTGCGGTGTGGATGCTGGCGTGGCACTACCTGAACGGCGCACGTCGCTTCGACGTGTTTGATCCCTACAACGGTCGGGTGTCCCCCCACTACCTCGACAAGGATGGGAATGTGGAGTTCCAGTCGCAGGAGCTCCTCTCGATGATCGACCGCACGGTGGCTCGAATCGCGAGCATGGATCTCCGGCCCAAGATCATGCGGCAGGGCACCAGCCTGCGAATGATCCGTGAGCGATCCGCTGCTCAGGTGGTTGCTGATTCGCTGGTGGCGGAGAACCACCTCTCACAGGTGGTCAGCGACTTCGCCCACAACTTTGTGACGCTGGGGTGCTGCGGCATTCAAGGCCACCTCGTTGATGTTCCCACGGTTGGTCTCACCGCCGATCTTGAGGTGGTGCATCCGCGTGAGGTGTTCCCATTCCCCGCCCTGCACCAGGACCACGGCAAGAAGCAGGGCATGCTTCGGCAGCGGGTTGTGCCGGTGGAGTTCCTTGAGGAGCGATTTGGCAAGGCCTTCATCCGCAAGAACCTCGACAAGATGGAGTACTGGGCAACCGATCCGGGTGACATCATCCAGGACGCTGGTCTTGATGAGCCCGGTGACGCGGTTCGCAATCCGTTCGACGGACGCGCCATCTCCACGGGTATCTCGGCTGGATCGAACCTCATCAGCACAAAGGTCGCTCGAGTGCGAGAACTTTGGCTTGATGGACCTCGGGGCACCTGCGCTCGCTATGTGGTGACGTGTGGCGAGGTGGTGCTGTCGGATGAGGATTACTCCGACCGTGTGGTCTACTGCCCGCTGGGCTGGGCCCGCTTCATGGATACCGGCACCTTCTACGGAGCCGGAATGTTTGACCTGCTCTTCGGCATCTCCCGCGAGGCGGAGAAGATGATGAAGAGCCTGTTCAACAACGTGCGAGACCTCGACCGGTACGGCGTGCTTGTGCTGCCAGCTGGTGCATTCAATGAGCGCACCACCTTGAGAGAGGTGGGTAAGGGTCTGAGGGTGATGGCCTACCAGCCTGATCCCCTGAACGAGAAGTTTAACCCGATCAGCATCACGCCCACCACGGCGGGGGACGTGCCGGGCAAGGTGGCCCAGTTCGCTCGTGAGGTGATGCATGCGATCAGTCCGATCCAGGATCTGATCCAGGAGAAGGGCCGTGTGGATAGTGCGACCGGGTTGCAGTTCCTTGATGAGCAGATTACCCGCGCGATGACCAATCCCTCGATTGGCATTCAGCGAGCGTTCGGGGATATGTACCGCTCGATCGTGAGCAGCGCGGTGGCGGATCTCGTGAAGTTCCCCAAGCCCATTCCTGTGAGCAATCTCACGCTTGATCTTGCGGGAGCAGTCATCGACCTCGAGAACGGAAGCGTGTCGTTTGACAAGAACCCGATTCCGCACGTTGGACACCTGACCTTTGGTGTTCGCCAGGTCAACCCCCGTAGTGAGGTGGCTCGCAAGGAAGAGGCCATGGCACTCCTGCGCGCCGGCCTGATGGATCCCGATGCCTTCAAGCTCTTCACGCTGAAGGAGGGCTTGGACTTCGCGATGTGGATTGAGGAGGAGCGGTCGGCCTACGAGATGGGTGTGCAGAACATCCTGGTGCTCTACGGCAACGGTCAGGATCCTGGTCAGGTGGTGTTGACCCCCCACACCGCGCGGCCCGACATCCAGATGCGACTGCTCTCATCGTTCATGTCCAGCCCAGTGATGGCCGTCGCCTCTCCCGAGGTTCAGAACGCTTTCGCTGACTACAAGCAGTCGATGCTACAGTTCATGGGGGCAACCCTGCCCCCACAGGTCCCCTCGCCCGAGATGGCCGCAATGGCCATGGGACCACAAAACGCGCCCCCAGGAATGGGTATGCCGGGCATGCCCCCAATGCAGAGGTAACCAATGGCTACTGACGAGACCACGCCGGAGACGACTGACGAGACCAGCACCCCGACCCCGAACATCATGGACCTGGATACCAGCGTCCGCGTGGGGGGGAAGGAGATTCCGGTTCGCGAGCTGGCAGCTGCGCGCGAGGAGCTCGAAAGGGCTCGCGAGCAGATGGATCAGCTGTCAAAGTTCCGAGAGGCTGCACTGACTGTGATGCGGCAGGACGTTCCTGCCGACATGAAGACCGAGGCTGCTCGCCAGCTGCTTCGGGATGCCGGCTTTCCCGAGCAGGAGATTGACCGGCAGGTTGGCGCTTGGGCCCAAGGCGGCCAGGAAGACGAGGACGAGATGGTTGACGAGAACGAGGACCCCGAAGTGGGGGGACAGGACACCGAAGAAGAGGAGGACGACCAGGACACAGAGTTTGTGGCCCAGTCGATCCTTGACGCCCAGCGCCGCGCTCAGGTTGCTGAGGAAGAGGTCAGGCGGATCAAGGCGGAGCGTCTTGGTCAGCACATGGATCAGCAGATCAATGGGTCTCTTGACGGAGTTCAGGATGCCCGTACACTGTTGGGCAAGCTCCGCGAACTGAACGGCGACGAGGCCGCCAAGAACGCACGGGCTGCCATCGAACGGGACATCCGTCAAACGACACTGGATTTCCTGAGGCAGCGCCGAGATGCGTCTGGCACCTTCAACGAAGCCTGGGTAGCGGAAGAGGCAAAGCGGGCTACGGAGTCTGTGGTTGCCAAGTATCGCTCGGTAATCGGCGACCCCAACCGTCTGGGTCGGGCGCCGGAAACAGCAAGCGGTTCGGATTACTTCGTTTCCCGCAAGCCGGTGCCGGCTCCCAAGTGGAAGCCCGGACTCAAGACCGGTGACATCGAGACGCAGCTGAACGCATACAACTCAGACGTTCTGAGTCGTCTGGCTGCTGGCCTCGATAAGGGAACTGACCGCGTCTGATTTCCCCTTACCGAAGGAACTGATTCATGGCAACTGCATTTAGCTCAGCTGGAACTCTCTTCGATACTCATGCAAACCAGATCGAAGAGATCATCAACAAGAACGTCGATACGATCCTCCCCACCCTCGATCCCGCTTGGCGCGACAGTGTCGTGACCTCGCAGGGCGTGGGCCCGGCCAGTGCGATCGGTCGTGACCTGAAGATCCTCAAGATCTATCGTGGCGGCCTGACTGGCGTCATCGAGAACTCGTGGTCCAAGAACGACTTTGTCCTCTACGGCGACGCCCCGACCAACTTCGGCGCAAAGCTGTACACGCAGGGCAACACTCAGACTTGGCCCGATGCCCTCGAAGGCCCGGTCAATCGTCCGTACCGCCTTGGTATCGGCATGCGCGCCATGCTGACCAACCTCGCGGTCACGATGGGTGAGATGACCGCTGAGGCCACCCCGGCCTTCATCGGTGATGTCATCGCCCCGAAGCTGAAGGGCTTTGCTCAGAACATGGCCCACACGCTGTGCAACTACTGGTACGTGAGCCAGAACGAGAACTACGCTCTGTCGTCGTTCACCCACGCTACGGCTAACTTTACCAACAACGTGGACAGCACAACTCAGGAGCAGCTTGTTTTCACTCCGACGAATGGCGCGATTGACCGCTTTTACGTTGGTCAGCGTGTTGACATCTACGACAACAGCAGTAGCGCTCCTGGATCTACTCGTCAGAACGAGTCAAGCGGCACTCGTCTGAAGCTGTTTGTTGCTGCCGTGGACGAGCTGAAGGGAGTCGTCACCCTTCGTGGTGAGAACTCGTCTCTCTCGGGTCTGTCAGATGCCACCGTGTACTGGGTGGTTTATGCCAACAGCCGTGGTAGTACGTCTCCAAACTACACCGGCATCGCTGGCATCAACAGCTGGATGAAGTTTGGTGATAGCAATGGCTCGACTGACAACGCTACTAACTGCCTCCTTGGTGGTGAGCGTGACAGCAGCAATGCCATCAATGTCAACGTGCACCCTGAGTTCAAGTCCTTCCTGCAGAGCAGCGTCGGTGCCCTGACTGAGCACAAGCTCCGTCAGTACATCCGCCGCTTCCATGCTGCGAAGAACAAGTACGGTCAGACGATCGACTGCCTCATCGCCGCTGATGGCGTGTGGCTGGCCTACGAGGCTCAGAAGATCGGTCAGTACACTCTGGAGCGCACGGGTCGTCTCTCGTCCCTCAACAACGAGGGCAGCGAGGACGGCTTCAAGTTCACCTTCGAAGGCAAGACCTACAACGGCTATACCTCGACCTACATCGAGGACGGCGTGGTCTACGGCCTGAAGAAGGGTGGTGCCAACTGGAAGCGTTACGTCCCGCCCGCCCCGCAGGGTGTGCAGTCGTTCGCTGAGGCCGAGTCGTTCATCCCGTTCAACTTCGTGATGCCCGCCCTGACCGGCATGTCGACCACCAAGTGGCCGATTCTTGCCAGCAACGGTTCCCGCATCACTGAGGCTGTGCAGATGCCAGGCATGCTGCGTATGCAGCTGGTGCCTGACCAGCCTGCTGGTCTGAAGCTGACGGGCTGCAGCTACGACAAGGTGTACTCGAGCTGATCGCTAGGTAGCGATCTTCCTGGAGGGTCCACATAAGTGGCCCGAAAGCGCAAGGGGCTGCAGGTCAGGCGAGGGCCTGCAGCCCCACTTACGAAGAGGCGTACAGGAGAGGCGGTCATTGCCGTCCTCTCCTGTACGCATTCTCCGTTTACGCCCCCCACGGTCCATCGGTGGCTGCTTGACACCCTGGGATCGCTGGAGGGTGTGACCCATCTCGTGCATCTGGGGGACATCTTTGAGGCATCGGCCGCAAGCGTGCACCCCGACGAATCGAAGCACGACCTGCTGGACGAGTACAAGCACGCGGCCAGCTTCTTGGCAAGCCTACGATCTGTCCTTCCTAGAGGGACAGTTTTTCACGCGATTATGGGCAACCACGACGACAATCTGCAGGCTGCGGATCCCCGTCGTATCCCGGCTGCGCTCAGGGGGGTGAGCAACTTCCTGCATGTCGCGCCCTTTGCGGATGAGGCTAAGCACTGGCGATGGACTGAGTATCGGAAGGACCGGTCAGGCTGCTTGGAGATTGGCCCCGTGATCTTGACTCACGGATTTGACGCCGGCCGCTCGAGTGACGAGCTAGAGGCGATTCAGTTCTCGAACTTTTGTGGGGGGCACTCCAATCGCCTCGTGGTGCGTGGACACACTCATCGTCCCGTACCACCTACGCAGTGCCGACGCACGGCTGCGATTCCGCTTCCGTGGTGGTACATGAACGTGGGCACGTGTGGCCCACTTCAGCCGACGTGGATGAGACGGAAGGACACATCTCAGTGGGGGGCTGCATTGGGCCTGATCCGGTGTAACATGCGAGCTGTCCCACCCTTCAACGTGAAGGACTGGGATGCCCAGTTACTGAGGATGCCCGATGCGTTCTAATAGGGTGGTCATCCAAAGCTGCGGTCGAATCGTGGATCTTCGCTTTGTCTCTGCAAGCGAACTCTCACGTTCGATCCTGGGCGACTGCGACGCGGGGCGTTCCCGTCGTCGCTATGTGGTGCGGGTGAAGGAGACTCTTGAAGGTCGCCTTCGCTTGGATACGATTGTGCACGAGCTGCTGCATGCGTTGCATCCAGAGCTCGACGAGAGCGTGGTTGAGGACAGCGCTACCGCGATTGCTCGAGTCCTCTGGAAATTGGGCTACAAGCCCCAGGAGAAACAGTCATGAAGGGCATGTTCGGCAAGGCAATGGGTTACGGCAAGAAGGGCGTCGCCGCAATGAAGGCCTCTAAGGCAGTCAAGGGTGCTCGCATTGCGGGCAGTGCTGGCAAGAACATTGCCCGTGGCATGGGCCAGGCTGCTAGTCAAGCTGCTTCGGGTGCTAAGCGCATGGGCAGTAAGGTGATGAAGACCACGCCGAACAAGCTGATGTCCAGCCTGGGCAAGGTTGCTCGCGACCCCAAGAAGATGCGCAAGCTTGGCAAGAAGATTGCGAAGTACGGCGCGGCTGGCGCGGCTGGCTACTACATGGGCAAGGACTAAGCCGTGGCTGAAAAGTGGATTCAGAAGGTTGCTGCAGGCATCAAGCGCCGTGGCACTGAGGGCGTCTGCACTGGACCCAAGTTTGGTGGTCCTACCTGCAAGCCCGGTTCTCGTCGCTACAACCTAGCCAAGACTTTCAAGCGCATGGCAAAGAAGAAGGGCTAAGCGTGTCTGATCGGCCCAAGTTCCAGTTCAAGGCGAAGCACAAGAATCCGCTGGGGGGACTCTCTGAGCTTGGCCGCCGTGCCTACAACAAGGCCA